CCAACTCGCAAGCCTATCAAATATCCGCGGTGAAATAGACGCAGCGAAATCCCTCGTCCTGATCACATACAGGCTGGCACCGAAAAACGCGGACCGCCGAAGCGAACAACGTCACGAATAATCCGGGCTAAACGATGCAAAGTAGCGTCATTTGGGGAAGTGGATGCCGCATAGCTTGTTGCCATCGGGATCGCGGAAGTAAGCGAGGACGATCGTCCCCATAGACGCTGTTTCGCGAGGACCGGGCGCTACCTCGATCGACGTGCCCCCATTGGCGACTGCAACATCATGAAACTGCTTCACCTGCTCTGGCGAATCGCATGAAAAAGCAACGGTGCTGCCGTTCGCGACGGTTGCCGGCTCGTCATTGATCGGCTGGGTGACAATGAAATTGGCTCCATTCCCACTGTTGTAGACCAAGCGCGTGTGGCCACTGTCGGCCACGTTGATCGTCGCTTCCCCAACGCCGAGGGTACCAAGCACCGTGTCGTAAAAGCGCTTCGCCCGCTCGATGTCGTTTGATCCAACCATCGTGTGAAAAAGCATGCATCTTCTCCTGCTTGGGCCACGTCATGATTGAACACTGCCCTCGCTCGGCCATAGCAGGATCGAACGCCCGGTCACATAAAGTCTTCGTTCCAACAGGCGGAATTCTACCGCGATATCAATCGGTAGTATCATCAGGCGGCCGCCGCCGCCCGCTCATGAAACTGCACGGCCTCGACGCCCAATGCGTCATTCACCTCCAGAAACTTCGCCTGGATCGGCTCGATCTCCAGCACATGGAAACTGTCGCGCGCGTCGGCCAGCAGGCACCGCGTTGCACCGACATCGCGATCGTCATTGCGGGGGTGGGCGAATGACCTATCCCTCCGTCCTCCCGACCGGGTCGACCAGCCTGGAAAAGGCCTTGGAGCAGGTCGCCGCCGGTCTGCTCGATATCGACGTGCTGATCCGCGCGCTTTGGTCGCCGCAGGACTGCCCCTACGACTTGCTGCCCTGGCTTGGCTGGGGCGTGTCGATCGACCTGTGGGACGCGAACTGGACCGAACCGCAAAAGCGCGCCGCCATCGCCGACGCCATTGCCTTTCAACGGCGCAAAGGCACGCCGGTTTCGCTGCGCACCGTTCTGGATCGCTTCGACCCGCTCATCCGCCTGGTGGAATGGTTCGAAGATCGCGACACGCTCGATCCCTTCAGCTTCCGCCTTGAACTGCCGCTGCTGGCCGACAGCGGTGTCCTTTATAATGAAAATCTCGTGGCGCAGATCCTGCGCGACATCGCCCAGGTCAAACCGGTGCGCGCCCACATGCTGGCCGTGTTCAAGTTGCGCGCGCGGGCAGAAGTAGCTCTCGTCGCCGCTGGTAATCTCGCGGGCCTGTCCCGCGTCACCGCCGCCGCCGATGTCACCGCCGCGACCGACCCGGCCTGGAACAATTATCTGCAAACCGAAACCGGCGAGCCGATCATCGACGGCGCTGGCGCATGGCTGGAGGTGGCATGAGCGATCCTGTCACCATGATGGTCACTCAGGCCGGGCTTGCCGCCTTCCTGGCCGCCGATGCCGCCCATCCCGTCGTCATCACACAGGTCGGCCTGACCCAGAGCGCCTTCATCGTCGCGCCCACGATCGACGCCCTGCCCGGTGAATTCAAGCGCTTGGCCGCCAGCTTCTCCGGCGACGTGGTGAGCGAAACCATCATCCACATGACGGCGGTGGACGGGACGGCCGACATCTACGACCTGCGCGGCCTCGCCCTCTATCTCGATGATGGCACGCTGTTCGCCGTCTATGCGCAGCCCACCCCGATCTTCACGAAAGTGTCGATCGCCAGCTTCCTGCTCGCGCTCGACGTCGCCTTCGCAAACGGCACCGGCAATATCAGCTTCGGCGATGCCATCTTCCTGCTGCCCCCGGCGACCGAGACCCGCGCCGGAATGGCGCGCATTGCGACCAACGCCGAAGCCGATGGCGGGACCGACGATCAAACCATCATATCGCCGCTCAAGCTGCAACGGCGGCTGACGGCGCTGGCCAATGCACTGACCCAAGCGACAGATGATGACCTGACCGCGCTGGCGGATGCGTTCGACCTGATCCTCCAGGCTTTGACCGCCCGCACCATCACCGGCACCGGACTGGTAACGGGCGGCGGCGATCTCACCCAATCCCGCACATTGGACGTCCCTGCCGCGTCGGGTGCGGAAGCCATTGCCGGGACGATAACCGACAAGGCGCTCACACCGGCGGCTTTGCGCGCGGTACAGGCGGCGCTGTCGATCAGCGTCAGCGGCCTGGCCACTGGTGGCGGCGATCTGACCGACGTTCGCACAATCGGCGTCCCGGCGGCGACCGGCGCAGAGGCCATTGCCGGGACGGTAACCGACAAGGCACTCACACCAGCGGCCTTGCGCGCGGTGCAGACCGCCCTGTCGATCGGCGTCAGTGGCCTGGCGACTGGTGGCGGCGACCTGACCGAAGGCCGCACGATCGGCGTCCCGGCGGCGACGGGCACGGAAGCAATTGCAGGGACGGCAACTGACAAGGCGCTCACACCGGCCGCCTTGCGCGCGGTGCAGGCGGCGCTGTCGATCGGCGTCAGTGGCCTAGCCACGGGCGGCGGCGACCTGACCGAAAATCGCACGATCGGCGTCCCGGCGGCAACCGGCACGGAAGCAATTGCAGGGACGGCAACTGACAAGGCGCTCACACCAGCCGCCTTGCGCGCGGTGCAGGCCGCTCTGTCGATCGGCGTCAGTGGCCTGGCCACGGGCGGCGGCGACCTGACCGAAAATCGCACGATCGGCGTCCCGGCGGCGACGAGCACGGAAGCAATTGCAGGGACGGCAACTGACAAGGCGCTCACACCGGCCGCCTTGCGCGCGGTGCAGGCGGCGCTGTCGATCGGCGTCAGTGGCCTAGCCACGGGCGGCGGCGATCTGACCGAAAATCGCACGATCGGCGTCCCGGCGGCGACGGGCGGTGAAACGATCGCTGGCACCGCCACGGACAGGGCGATTACGCCTGCGGCCCTGTTCGCCTTCCGAAGCGCGATAGCATTCGGCGGTGGCGGGCTGGTGAAAGGCGGCGGCAATCTCGCGCTCAGCCGCACGCTCACAGTCGATGCCGCGTCGTCTGCCGACGTGGCCGCAGGGACCGCCATGGACAAGGCGATCACGCCTGCCGCTCTATCGGGCCTCGCGCGCAGCCTCGTCCAGAATGGCTACACCTATCTGCCCGGCACTGGCGGCCTGATCCTGCAATGGGGCCGCTTCTCCGCCCCGGCCAACACCACCACGAACACGCTGTTTCCCATCGCTTTTCCAAACCAATGTTTTGCGGTCACCCCGTGCGGCGGAGCGGCGGGAGGTGCGGACAGTCAGGACAATCCACCCGTTTTGGTAACATCGGGCATCACCAGCAGCGGCTTTGCAGTCTTTTCGGCCGACGACACCAGCGTCGGCATGGCCTATCTCGCGATCGGAAATTGATGATGGCGATCTACTATTCCGCCACCGCGCACGGCTTTTTCGACAGTGCGATCCACGCCGTCATCCCTGAGGATGCGGTACAGATCAGGCCTACGCGCCATCGCCAGTTGCTCGCTGCCCAGGCCGAAGGTGCCAGGATCGAGGCCGACGCCAGCGGCAAGCCGCGCATCCGGCACTCTTCGGTCGTGGAAAAGCGGGCGACACTGTTGCGTCAGGCAAAGCGGGAAGCTGCCCGGCGCATCGAGCGCCTCGCCCCAATCTGGCGACAGATGAACGACATGCGCGCGCCCGGCCCCGAAGCCGACGCCCGCTTCGTCGCGATCGATGCGGTCCGCGCCGCCTCCACCCTGATCGAACAGCAGATCGCCAGTGCCAGCGCCGACCAGCTCACCGCGCTCGACATCGCCGCGCACGACGCCTGGCCAAAGGACGCCTGATGCCGAAAATACCCGACCTCCCCCTGCGCGATGAACCCGATGGTCTGGAAAACGTCATCATTGAAGTTGGCGGTATCGTTCAACGCGGGCGACTGGGCGCATTGGTCGGACGATTGATCGACGGCGCGGTGGCGGGCCTTGCTACCACCATCGAATTTCTCGTTGCTGCCATTGCGGCCGAAAGCGGAGCGCGCGCGCAGCATGTTACACGTTCGTCGGGCGCGCCGCGCGTCGCGCCAACACATATGCGCGGCGGGATGATGGTCCTCGCAGAAGACGAGGCAGGTGCCTTCTTCTACGTCGATCCGATCCTTGGCCGCGTCTATCTCCACAACCTTGTGCTGGACGGTGGTGAGGGCGCGGTGCGCGGTGGGGCGATGCCGCTGCTGCGCGACCAGGGCGGCCAGCCTGTTATGTCGTTCGACCTGTTCGACCGCCGCGTCGTCGCCGAACATGGCGAAGTGCTGGGCCGCCCTGGCACGGTCGATTTCGATTTCCTGCGCATCACCGAATGGGATGAGGCGGGCCAACCGCTTGCGGGTTACGAGCCGGGCCAGCGGGTGCGTCTGCACCCCAAGGTTTTGGACGGCCTGACCATTCAGGGCGACGCCAACAAGATCCCGCAGCTCTGGTCAGTGATCGACAGTCCGCTTGGTCCGACGCGCATGCGCCGCCAGCTCACCTATTCGCAGCATGGCGTGACCGGCTATCAGGTGATCGCACGGCCTAGCGGCGCGACCCCTGGCCTAATCCGCATCAGCTGTAACGATGGCGACCCGATCCGCGACCGGCACAAGGTCCGCCACGCGCATTGGCCTGTCAGCGAACCGGCAACCGCCGCCCCGACCAAGATCGTCTATGTCGTTGTGATCGGCCAGTCGAACAGCGTTGGTGCTGGCAGCTACGGCACCAACCCGACCGCGATCAAGGGGCCGCAGACGATCCGCACGGCGATGCCGATCCGCAATGCGCCCTTCGCCTCGCGCCTTATCACCTGGGTAGGCGGCACCATCCCGCACCAGGGCAATCTGGACGGCGACGTCAATATCGGCGGTGGCGTGCTGGCGCGGGACGTGCCGATCGATCCGGCACGCATCGCCAGCTTCGTCCCCATGCGCGAAGGCTTTGCCACGCTGGCCCATGCCGAAGGTGGCCCGACCCGCGAAAGTTTCATCACTGCCATGGCGACGCACCTCAATGGCCCCAACGGCTATGACGGGTCGGTCTATCTGGCATCGGCTAGCTTTGGCTTTGGCTCTTCCTCCTTCTCCCAGCTCATCCATGATGGGAGCGTCCGCAAGCAAGCCTGGCTCAATGTCCTGGCGTCGATCAACCAGGCCAAGTCCATCGCGACCGCGAACGGCCTGGCGCTGGAAGTGCATATGCTGATCGACCAGGGCGAGGCCGACTGGAGCAACGCCAGCTATCGCGCGCAGGTCGAAGCCGCCTGGGCCATCATGAAGACCGACATTACGTCGCGCACCGCGCAGGCGGTCGCGCCCCAACTCTTCTATCACCAGACACTCGCGGCGCGCGGCAACGTCGCCGAACCCGCCTATTCGGCGCTCGCCCAGGTCGAAATGGCCCGCAACAATGCCGACATCCATATTCTGCCGCCACACTATTTCACCGACTTCGACAGCGATACGATCCATTATAAAGCGCCCGAAGAGACGTGGCGCGGCGCGCTGTCGGGCGAAGCGATGGCCGATTGGTTGATCCGTGGTCAGAGTGCGGCGCTCCTGATCGAGGCAGCGACCTGGACCGGGTCGAAGCTCACCATCACCATGAACCACCCGGTGATGCGTGACAGCGAGACGATTGTCCTGACAGGCGGCAATGGCGGCGTCACCCATGCCAACAGCAATGGCGCGACGACCGGGATCAGCACCGTGCTGATCGACAAGGCAGACACGAAGAATTTGGTGCTGACCACCAGCGCGCCGATCGCCGCCGACGCGGTCGAGACCGCCCGCATTGCCTATGGCAATCAGACGACCGCCAACCCGCCCTCTCAAGGCTGGGGCGGCGGGCCGTCAGGCGGCGGCCAGCGCTGCGTGTTCAAGCGATCCGACTGGCGGCGCTACAGCCTGATCGACGGCCGACCGCTCGACATCTTCGCCAATATCCAGACCTTTCCAGCGACCAAGGAGTCCTGATCATGGCCGTTTCCGCCATCACCCGCGTACCGTTCGCGCTTCCCAACATGCCCGCCCGTCCGACCTACGAACTGACCGATCGCGACCGTCGCCTGCTCAGCTATGACGCGCTCAAAGTGTGGATCAAACCGGATGCGGATAATATGCGTCGGTCGGGCAAGGCGCTGCGGATCGCCGGGCGAAAGGGATATATGGCCTACACCGGCGACGACGCGATCCTGATTGGCGATGGCATGACCGGTGACGCCAAGCCGGTCATCAAAATGCCTGGCAACACGACCGGCAGTGGCGAACTCCCGCTGCATGTGCAGGGATATGAACTGAACGAGTCGACCGGCTATTTCGTCGCCTGCGTGATCAAGTTCGGCGCAGCCATGGTCGCTTCTGGCGTCCCCTACACCTTCTTCGCGGGCGGCGTCGATACGAGCGACCATGACGTGCAATTCTACATGCTCAACAATGCCATGGCGCTCAGCCATGGCAACATCGCCGCGCAGCAGACGACCGGCCCCTTGTTCACGGCTGGCGGCTGCTATCTGGTGTGGGCGAGCTACGATCCGGCCAGCAAAGTCGGTGCGGTCGGGGTCAATTCCGTCAGTCCGCGAAACTGGGCGACCGCCAATGTCCTGGAGCCTGCAGGGGCAGGCCGACAGGTGGCGATAGGCGGGAAGTTCAACGTACCCGGAACGGCGGGCACGCAGATGTTTCTGGGCGACATGGCCGAAGTCTTCATCTGCGACGAACAGTGGGTGACCCCCGACAAGGAAATGATCCGTGCGGATTTCCTGGCCGACGTCGCCAGCCTCTATGGCGCGGACTTCACGCTGGCATAATGTGATGACGGCACCGACCCGACATGGCGACCACATGGCGTTGCCGTTTGAAGCCTTGGCACTGGCAACGCCATGACGATCCGCCCGGCATGTGTAGAGCGATCCTCTACACATGCCGGACCGCGCCACCTCCCGCGTCCGGCGGCATGGTCCGCGCATGGCACTTGCGCGAAATCCCGACCAACTGACTGGCGACGTCCTGCGCCTTGGCACCATTGCATCGGTCGATCATGCCAATGCGACCTGCACCGTCGAAAGCGGCGATATCCTGACCGGCGAATTGCCCTGGATCGCCCAGCGCGCGGGCGCGACACGCATCTGGTCGCCCCCTACCATCGGCGAACAATGCCTGCTCCTGTCGCCCGAAGGGGATATTGAGGCTGGCATTGTCATGGTTGGCCTCTATTCCGACGCCTGCCCGCCCCCGTCGTTCGATCCCGTCAGGATCGTGACCGAATATCCCGATGGCGCGATCATCAGCTACAACCATGCCGCCCACCGCCTGTCGGCCATCCTCCCCGACGGCGGCACCGTCACCATCGAAGCGCCCGGCGGCGTGTCGATCATCGGCGATCTCGACGTGACCGGCACCATCACCGCATCGCAGGACGTGCTCGCCGCCGACATCAGCCTCAAAAATCATCTCCATGGCAAGGTGCAGGCGGGCGCGGCCAAGACGGACAAGCCCGAATGACCGGTATGGCGCGCTCCACCGGCGCGACGCTCGATGGCGTCGACCATATCCGCCAATCCGTCGCCGACATCCTCTCGACGCCCCTCAACGCGCGCGTCGGCCGCCGCGATTACGGGTCGCAATTGCCCGACCTGGTCGACCAGCCACGCACCGCCGCCAACATCCTGCGCATCTATGCCGCGACCGCGCTGGCGCTTTCACGCTGGGAAAACCGGCTTCGTCTGCGCCGCGTCGGCCTGGTCGCGGGCGACCGGCCCACCAGCGCCAGCATCCTGATCGAGGCGGAACGGCGCGATCGCCCAGCAAACGTCGCCGACGCTCTCACGCGCATCGTCCTGCCCCTCTAGTCAAAGGATCCACCATGGCCACCGCCACCTTCAAACATGGGATCACCGTTACCGAAGTCTCCAACGGCACCCGCACGTTGGTGGCGCTGTCCACGGCCGTCATCGGCCTGGTCGCCACGGCGGCCGATGCCGATGCCGCCACCTTCCCGCTCGACCGCCCTGCCCTCATCACGGACATCGAAACCGCCATCGGGCGGGCGGGCGTCACCGGCACACTCGCTAACTGCCTGCGTGCCATCGCTGACCAGACCCGCCCCATCCTCGTCGTCGTCCGTGTTGCGGAGGGCGACGACGCCGCCGAAACCACCAGCAACATCATTGGCACCACCACCGACACCGGCCAGCGCACCGGCATGCAGGCACTGTTGGCGGCCCAGGCACAGCTCGGCGTGCGGCCCCGCATCATCGGCGCGCCAGGGCTGGAATCGCAGGCGGTCACCGCCGCCCTGGCCATCGTCGCAAAAAAGCTGCGCGGCTTTGCCTATGCCCGCGCCCTGGGCGAAACCGTCGCGGCCGCCATCACCTATCGCGCCAATTTCTCCGAACGCGAACTCATGCTGCTGATGCCCGACTTCGTGGCGTTCGACACTGCCGCCAGCGCCAACGTCACCAGCTATGCCGCCGCCCGCGCGCTTGGCCTGCGCGCGCTGATCGACGAACAGACCGGCCCGCAAAAGACCCTGTCCAACGTCCCCGTGTCGGGCGTGGTCGGCCTGACCAAGGATATCTATTGGGATATTGAGGATCAGGACACCGATGCAGGCCTGCTCAACGCGGCCGACGTGACGGCGCTGATCCGCACCGACAACGGCTTCCGCTTCTGGGGCAACCGCACCTGTTCGGCCGATCCCCTGTTCGCCTTCGAAAGCACCGTGCGCGTGGCCCAACTGATTGCCGACACCGTCGCACGCGGCATGGTCTGGGCGTTGGACAAGCCGCTGACGCGCAGCTTGGCCAAGGACATCATCGAAACCATCAACGGCTTCTTCGCCACGCTGAAGGCGGGCGGCGTGATTCTGGGTGCCCGCGCCTGGTTCGATGAAGCGAACAACAGCGTCATCGACCTCAAGGCGGGCAAGCTGCGCATCGACTATGACTATACCGTGCCCCACCGCTCGAGGATCTGGGCTTCATTCAGCGCATCACCGACGTCTATTTCGCCGATTTCGCCAGCCAGCTGACCGAAGCCGCCTGATCGGCCTTCCTTTATTCCTCATATTTTAGGAGCCTGCGATGGGACTGCCCCGCACCCTCAAGGACATGATGCTGTTCAACGAAGGCCTTGCCTATCTCGGCGAAGCCGGATCCGTGACCCTGCCCACCCTCACCCGCAAGATGGAGGAATGGCGCGGCGCTGGCATGAATGCCCCGGTCAAGATGGACATGGGCATGGAGGCGATGGAGCTGGAGGCGGTCTTTGGCGGCCCCATGCGCGACATCCTGCGCCAATGGGGCGTCACCACCGTCGCGGGCGTCTACCTCCGCTTCGCCGGTGCCTATCAGCAGGATGACACCGGCGACGTCGACAGCGTCGAAATCATCGTGCGCGGCCGCCATGAAGAAATCGAAATGGGCGAACAAAAGCCCGGCGAACCGGGCGAGTTCAAGGTCAAATCGGCGCTCGCTTATTACAAGCTCGTCTGGAACGGCCGCACCGAAATCGAGATCGACCCGCTCGCCGGAATTGAAATCGTCGACGGCATCGATCGCTCGGCCGAGCGCCGCGCCGCCATCGGCATCTTCTGATCCTCCGCCCGGTCGCGCCATCGGCCGGGCCTTCCTTTTAGACAGGCAGATTTCCCATGAACGACCAGCCCACCGGCCCGCAATTGGCCACCGTCACCCTCGACGCCCCGATCATCAGTGGCGACGTCACCATCGACCAGGTGAAGATCCGCAAACCCCAGGCGGGCGAACTGCGCGGCCTCAGCCTCTCGGCCCTGCTCAATCTCGATTATGCGGCGCTCGAAAATCTTCTGCCCCGCATCACCATCCCGACCCTGACCAAGGCGCAGATCATGGCCATGGACCCGTCCGACTTCACCCAATTGGGCAGCGAAGTGATGGATTTTTTGCTGCCGAAGGGCGCGAAGGCGGCGCTCTCCCCGACCGGGTAGACGATGCGATGGCCGATATTGCGGTCATCTTCCATTGGGGGCCGCCGGTCATGGACCCCATGGGCCTTGCCGAACTGATGCAATGGCGCGGCCGCGCGGCACGACGGTCGGGCGCGGACAAATAGGACATCGCCATGGACCGCAATCTTCGCATCCGCCTGCTGCTTGATGCGGGCGATCGCCTGACCCGGCCCTTGCGCGAAGCCGCTGGCGGATCGAGCCGCTTGGCCCAGGCGCTGCGCGTCACCCGCGATCGATTGAAGGAGGTCGAACGGGCCCAGGCGGACATTGGCGAATTCCGCCAGCTCAAGACCAGCCTCGCCCAAACCACCCAGCGGATGGAACAGGCGCAGGCAAAAACCGCCGCGCTCGGCCGACAACTCGCACAAACCGAAAACCCGACCAAGAAACTGCGCGCCGAATTCGAACGCGCACGCCGGGAATCGGCCCGCCTGACCGACGAACATGGCCAGCAATCGGCCCGGCTTCAGGCGCTGCGATCCCGCATGGCCGCCGCTGGCATATCCACCCGCGACCTCGCCTCCCATGAACGGCGCCTGCGCGGCGAGGCCGCATCCACCAACGACACGCTGCGCGAACAGGAACGCCGCCTGACCCAGCTCGCCGACCGCGCCCGCCGCATGGCAACGGCCCGCAATCAATTCTCGCAAATTCAGGGGACGGCCACTGGCCTCGCCGCCGGTGGCGCGGCGGCCGTCGGCACCGGCATGGTCGTCGCCGCGCCGCTGCAGGACGCGGTGTCGGGTGCGCTCGAATACGAATCGACGATGACGGACATCAACCAAAAGGTGAACCAGACGCGCGAAGCGGGTCGCCAGATGGGCAAGGATCTGCGCGTCGCCGCCCTCGCCGTCAATCAGATGCCGGCCGATCTGCAAAAGGGCGTCGATACCCTCACCGGCTTTGGCATGGGGGCCAGGCAGGCGACCGACATGATGACGCCCATCGGCCGCGCCGCCACCGCTTACAAGGCGGAGATTGACGATCTCGGCCGCGCGTCCTTTGCCGCCCATGACAATCTCAAAGTGCCGATCGACCAGACCGGCAAGGCGCTCGATGTCATGGCGCAGGCGGGCAAAAGCGGCGCGTTCGAAGTGAAGGACATGGCGCAATATTTTCCCGAACTAACAGCGTCGATGCAGAGCTTGGGATCGAAGGGCGTGCCCGCCGTCGCGGATCTTGCCGCCGCGCTACAGATCACGCGCAAGGGCGCGGGCGATTCCGCCACCGCCGCAAACAATCTTCAAAACCTCATGTCCAAGATCAACGCAGGCGACACGATCAGGAATTTCGCCAGGTTCGGCATCGATATCCCCGCCGCCATGAAGAAGGCCGCCAGGGAAGGCCGCAGCCCGATCGAGGAAATCATACGCCTGACGCAGCAGGCAACCGGCGGCGACCAGGCCAAACTGTCTTCCCTGTTTGGCGATATGCAGGTGCAACAGGCGCTTCGCCCGCTCATGTCCGCCTTTCAGGAATATCGCACCATCCGCGCCGACGCGCTGGCCGCAAACGGCACCGTCAATACCGACTTCGCCGATCGCATGAACGATGGCGCGGAAAAGGTGAAGCGCCTGCAGATCCAGTCCAAACTGCTCAAGGACACGATCGGCGAACAACTATTGCCGATGGTCGGCAACATCTCGGAACGCCTGTCGGGCTGGGCATCGCGCCTGTCGGAACTGGCCCAACGCCATCCCGGCCTGACCAAGGGGATTGCCGTCGCCTTGGGCGTCATGGCCGCCTTGTTCGTCGTCCTGGGCGGCGGCGCTGTTATCGTCGCCGGGCTGGTCGCCCCCTTCGCTGCCCTCGCCGGGGCCGCAACCCTGCTCGGCATCGGCATGCTGCCACTGATCGGCATCGTCGCGGGCGTGGTGCTGGGCATCACCCTGCTCGCCGGGGCCGCCTATCTCATCTACAGCAATTGGGGTGGCATCACGACATGGCTCGGCACCCTGTGGGAAGACATCAAATCCACCACATGGGGCGCGATCCAGGCGCTGATCGCCGCCTTCCTGAACTTCACGCCGCTTGGGCTTCTGATCCGCGCCTTCACGCCCGCGCTCGCCTATCTCCGCTCAATCAACCTCTCCGACATCGGCCGCAACCTCATCACCGGCTTGATCAACGGCATCACTGACAGGCTGGGCGCGCTTAGATCCACCATCGTCAACGCTGCCGGGTCGGCCGCCCGATGGTTCAAGGAAAAGCTCGGCATACACAGCCCCTCCCGCGTCTTTCAGCAGTTCGGCGGCTATATGATGCAGGGGCTCGACGGCGGCATTCAGGCTGAACAGCGCGCGCCCGTTGATCGCATCACGACGCTGGCGGCCGACATCAGCCGCGCCATGGCGCTGGGCGCGGCCACACCGGCCATCGCCGCCGCGCCGATCGATGCGCCGACGCGCGGGACCAGGACAGCGGCCAGCCCGGCGCGCGCGGCTCCCACCACCTACGAACTCCATTTCCACGGCATCGGCCAGGATCCGCGGGATTTTGCCCAGGCCGTGAAGGACGCGATCGAGGCGATCGAGCGGGAAAAGCGCGGACGCGGTTTCGGCGACGAAGGGGATGAATGATGTTGATGGCGCTGGGCATGTTCATCTTCGAAACGCCGACGCTCGCCCATGACGAATTGCAGCGAAAGGCGCTATGGGTCCATGCGCGATCGGGCCGGGTCGGCACCCGCGACGCCACCCAATATATCGGGCCGGGGGCCGAAACCATCGCCCTGTCCGGCGCGGTCTATACCGAAATCGCCGACGGCATCGTCTCCATCGACATACTGCGCGCCATGGCGGACGCGGGGGAGGCCTTTCCGCTGCTCGACGGCACCGGCATGATCTTCGGCAATTTCGTGATCGAGGGGATCGACGAACGCCACGCCTTCCTCATGGCCGACGGCCGGGCCCGGCGCATCGACTTCACGATCGACCTGTTGCGCGTGGACGAAACCGCCCCGGCCAATGGCGATCCGGCATGAACCGGGGCATCAACAATATCGCCGACTGGCGCGTCACCATGGACGGCCGCGACCTGACCAGCGCCATGCGCCCCCGCCTCGTCAGCCTCACCCTGTCTGAAAAACGCGGCGACGAAGCCGACCAGCTCGACATCATCCTCGACGATGGCGACGGGCTTTTGGCTATCCCGAACGAAGGGGCCGTCCTGCGCCTGGCGCTGGGCTGGAAACAGGGCCGCGATGTCACAATCGGCCTGGTCGACAAGGGCAGCTACAAGGTGGACGACGTCTCCCACACTGGCCCGCCCGATCAGATCCGCATCCGCGCCCGCGCGACCGACTTCACCAGCGACATCCGCAACCGGCGCGAACAAAGCTGGAAAGCCACCACCCTGGGCGCGGTCCTGACCGAAGTCGCCGGTCGCAACGGCCTGACCGCGCGGATAGCGCCTGCCCTGGCCGCAACCGCCCTCCCCTCGATCAGCCAGAGCCGCGAAAGCGACATCGCCTTCCTGCGCCGCCTGGGGCGGGAACATGGCGCGGTGGCGACCATCAAGGACAAGACGCTGATCTTCGCCCCCATCGGCGCGGGCCAGACCAGCGGCGGCCGCACACTGCCCACCATCACCCTGCGCCGCCGCGACGGCGACGGCCATAGCTGGCAACGCCAGACCCGCGACGGACAGGCGGGCGTGACCGCCACTTGGCATGATCGCAAGGGGGCCAAGCGCAAGACGGTGACGGTGGGCAAGGCGGACGGGGCCAAGCGCCTGCGCAAAACCTACCCCGATGAAGCAACGGCAAAGCGCGCCGCCACCGCCGAACTTGACCGGCTCAAACGCGCGCCCGCGACGCTGGACATGAACCTGGCGCTCGGCCGCGCGGATATGTTTCCCGAACTGCGCGCGGATGTGGGCGGGATCAAGGCCGGGATCGATGGGAAGTGGCTGATCAGCGAGGTGACGCACAGCCTGGATAAGGGCGGCGGCTTTTCGACGGCGCTCAAGATGGAGACGGTGACGTGACGATTTCCCTCGTAAGATCAAGCTCTGGCGAGCTAGCCGATTTTTTGCCATTCCCTCGCTTTCCCGGGAGAGAGTTTGCCCATCTCGCCCATGTCGCAAGCGCCGTTCCATATCGAAGACGAGAGGCCTCGCTCCAAGTTGTATTCAAATGGTTCGCTAGTTCATCACCAATTTCTCGACCCATCATCTCGGGGTTTCCTAATAGTTTAGCAGAAACGAATTTCACAGTTGGCGTGTTGAGTGCCGCGCTCTTGATAATGTTCAATATGGGTTCATCGGAATATTCGACACGACTTACCAAATTGTTTTTTACAGTTATAACATTCAGCGCGATCAATGCAGAAACGGTGTTGCGACCATATTGATTTTCTACTTGATGAACCGGAATGCCAGCCGAGGTCAGCGTTTCAAACATATGCAAGCAATTTGCTGGCGACGTATTTCCGAGAAAATACTTTCGGGCACGCGCAGAATTCCGTTCGACCTGGGTGAAGGTTTTGCCTGATGCTGAACTGTTATCCTGAATGACTAAGAGCCCGATCCGAAACTAAGTTGAGTGGTATCAGCGGGTTAGCTTGACGCTTGCCGCAGTCGTTGATTCAGGGGTTTTGCAACAAACTTCCGGAGATCAACGATGTGGACCGATACCACTCGGGCG